ATAATTTTTTATTTGAAAACTTTTGTTTATATTTACATATCAAATAAAACAAAGATGCAAACTATGTTTAAACAAATTACAAATAAAGAAGCAATCAGACTAGCAGATCAAGTTGTTAGCGAAATGACCCCTGAAAAGGCACATCAGTTATTCAAAGAAGAATGCGAAGGAGATCTTCAAATGTTAAACATAATGATTTGGAACCATTATGGTCTGGGTGGACATTATTATGATACTGAAAAATCAATCTTTTGTAATGATGTTATCTTTAGAAGCATTATCGATAACACAATTAAGCAAATTAAAAAATAATGAGGTTTCCAACTTCTCCTTGGAATTATAAACAAGAGGTCTATAGACACGATCCTTGGCAAATGCTAATCGTTTGTATGATGTTGAATTTAACTTCATACATTCAGGTGGATAAGATCAGAGAAGGATTCTTTAATAGATTTCCAACTCCTCAAGATCTGATCGAAGCTGAAGATGCTGAGATAATCGAGATCATTAGACCTCTAGGATTCTATAATAAAAGATGTCAACAATGGAAGAAATTCAGTCGAGCCTGGATCCTTGGAGATTGGAAGAAGATTGAAGATTTACCAGGTGTTGGAAAATATGCGGCAGATTCATGGAAGATCTTTCAAGAAGGAAACGTTGACATTCATGTTGAAGATAAGGAATTGATCAAGTACGCAGCATGGGCGCAAGAATACAGATCCCTAAACGAAACAAAATCCAAAATCCATATATAAAGTGTAATCAATTAAATATGAAATCTATTTTAGAAGAAGCAGACAAAATCGTTAATAATAGATCAGAAGAGGCAGATCGTCAATATGGTCCTTTTTCAGAAGGCATGGATCGAGCAGCGATGATTTTTAATGGTATGACAGGACTTAATGTTACCGGTCGTGAAATGTTTATGGCACTTATTGCCCTAAAGTTCTCCAGAGAAAGTTACAATCACAAGAGAGATAACTTATTAGATGCAGTCGCATACATTCAAGGACTAGAAAATTATATCAATGAGTCAAAAGATTAATATCTACGACATTAAAGAATCTCTTATCGGCAAGAAGATTGCGATTGATGACGTTGTAACAACATACAGCTCTAAATTGGAGAGTCATAAATCTGCATGGGCATTCTTATTAGCTTCTCAATTAAGAAGTCTAGGATTGAATGCTACTGTTCTGACGAAGAGCGAAAACATACATGAATATGATGTTTGGATGGTTGCCCTACCGATGGAATTTGGAGGATCCTACAATTTATTTGGAGGAGCTGGAGATGAACCCGCTGGAAGAATGCAAAGATTCTTAGATTTCAAAGGAACCACATATTGCTTAAATAGAGAGATGCCAGATATTGGAGCATTCGCCAATAGCAGAATGAAATCATGCACCGATACATGGAGAGCACTCGATGTTGCGCAGTTAACAAAAAGATCAATAGAGACACCAACAATAGACCTAACACTAGTTACCTCAACCTTCGTATTAGGTGATAGCCATTCAATCTCTGCATATCAGCCAGGTGCAAATATCAGTCGTAATGATGGTAAAACCTTATTTGGTGCCCTTAAAGAAGGATTTGAGACCTACATTCCAACAGGAACGAAGCATCTAATTACATACTTTGGAAACATCGACGTTCGACACCATCTATGCCGACAAGCCGATCCGGTTGCAGCAGTAGAATCTTTAGTGAAAAACTATGCAGAACATTTGAAATCTTTAAATATTGAAAAGATCTCAGTGATGAAGTTATTGCCAATAGAACATGAAGAGAGAAGGATTCCACAAACTGGATGGTACAAAAAAGCAGCTTTTTTTGGTTCCCAGGAAAAAAGATCTCAAATTTGTCAAATTTTTAACGAAAAGCTAAGTATATATCTAAGTGGGCCGGGCGTGGAAATAATTTCATGGCCAGAACACTGGTACAAAATGGATCCAAAGGAGTATGCTGACACTTGTATGGAGAAGCCAGGTTCGGTACATCTCTCTAGAAAGTTCTATCAATATGACTTTCAAACTGGAGAGAAGAACGCAGAACTATCGGTATCGAAACCAGAAGTTAAAAAGCTTTCGACAATAAGTCTATTTTGAAACCTTTATTAAAATATAAGTATAATTTAAACAAAATCAAATTAAAATCATGAGTAAAATTAAAGTTGCAATCGTTGGAGCTGGTAACTGTGCAAAATCACTAGTTGAAGGAGTACAGTTCTATACAGAAAACACAGCCAACATCGATGGTATGATGCGTTCAGACATCGGAGGTTATCAAGCAAAAGATATTGAATTCGTTTGTGCATTCGATATCGACACACGTAAAGTAAATACACCATTGGGTGAAGCATTAAAACAACGTCCAAACAGTTCTTGGAATATCGTTGAAAAGATCAAGAGCAAGGCTCCAGTATATGAAGCACCAGTTATTGATGGATACGCATTATTAATGGATGGTTATCCAGAAAATAATCGTTTCTTGGTTTCTGAAGGTTTAAGAAATTCTACCGATATGAATCGTGTTGAATTTACCGAAAAGAAAAAAGCAGAATGGAAAGCTAAAATGATCTCTAAATTAAAAGAGCATGAAGCAGAAGTTTTAATCAACTACTTGCCAGTAGGTTCTCAAAAGGCAACAGAATTCTGGGCTGAAATTTGTCTGGAAACTGGAATCTCTTTGGTTAACTGTATTCCAGTATTTATTGCATCTGATCCGACATGGGAGAACAAATTTATTAATGCAGGAATTCCAATCATTGGAGATGATATGCGTTCACAATTTGGTGCATCGATTCTATCTCAAATGTTACAAGAATTAGCATTTGAAAGAGGACACGTTGTTAAAGCACACATTCAAAGAAACGTTGGTGGTAACACAGACTTCTTAAATATGGAAGACAAATCACGTTTGAAATCTAAAAAGATCTCTAAGGAGAATGTAATTAGAGCTCAAAATGAAATACGCGGTATCTCAACTGAAAATTCATTCTTACACGCAGGTCCTTCTGAGTACATCTCTTTTTATGGAGATAATAAAGTTGCAAACTTCCGTTTAGAACTTGAAGGATTCGGAGGAGCACCAGTATTATTTGATGCCCAATTGTCAGTTCAAGACAGTCCAAACTCTGCAGGAGTTGTTATCGATGCGGTTCGTTATGTACGAGTTGCAAGAGAAATGGGAATTGTAGGTGCCTTAAGAGGTCCTTCAGCATTTACCCAAAAGACACCACCTCAACAGATGATGTTCACTGATGCAGTTCAAGAATGTGAAGCATTAGCTCACAGAAAATTAACTGAAGTTACATCAAAACAAGTTAAGGCTAAGGCTCCAGCCGCTGCTACAGCTTAAGAAAAACAATTCCAATACATATTAAATATGGAGGCTTATAAACCTCCATATTTTTTTAAACAATAAAGTATGGCAGATATATTTGGTTATGATTTTGACGGTGTAATTTCTATTGGAATTACTCCATCTTCACCGAACGATTACATTATTACAGGTCGTTGTATTGACGAAACTGAAGAAGTACTTACAATACTTAAAGGCAGAGGAATTACGAATAAGGTATTCTTCAATCCAATAACCCTTGCTGAAAGAGGAAATCACACAGTTCAATCTAGAACGTCAGGAGCAAATCATAAGGTTAAAACAATTACTGAGTTAAAGAAAGAAGGAATCAATGTGGTTCGTTTCTTTGAAGACGATGAGTTACAAATGGGTATCATCCAAACGGCACACCCAGAAATTCAAACAGTGCATATTGTTTCAAATTTAGTTCAAAAATAAAATAGTTTTCATGCCTAAGTTAACGGTAGAACAGAAATCTCTTCGAAAAGAGTACTATAAATTTTTAAATCCAGAAGAAAGAGTAGATCGAACAATGATCGAAGAATCTATTGTCAATTATGATATTGAAGACGTAGATTACACTGGAAAAGTATGTTTGGATCTTGGAGGTAATATCGGTGGATTCACAAAGATCGCAGTTGATCGAGGAGCCAAAAAAGTTATTGTTGTTGAATGCGATCCTAGAAATGCTGGTAAAATTCGTGAATCATTTAAAGATGTTTCAAATGTAGAATTAATTTATTCTGCGGTTTCTGGATCTGAAGATCGTACTATTAAAATTTATAAATCAAGTTCTCAAAATAACCACTGTTCTACGTCAATCGTTAAGAAGATGAATTTCGGAGAGTATGATGAAGTTCCAAACGTACATGTAAAAGAACTTTTACAGAAATACAAACCTGATATTATTAAAATCGATATCGAAAGTGCTGAATATCAAATCTTAGATTACATTGAGGAATATCATCCAGAATTTTTATTCATTGAATTACATGGAAATACAACTAGAGCCTTATCAGAAGAATGGGCAGAAAGATTAGCTGGAATTTCTTCAAAATCAGAAATCAAAGAGCTGATAGTTTTCAGTAGAGTCTTTGGTTATGATTGTTGGTTTAAAAAATAAAATTCAAATGAGTTATACATCAAATAAAGAATTAATGCAATTAGGTCCTCAGGAATTGATGGACCTAATTCCACGAGATAAGTACGAGCTCTTTAAAAAGTTTGTACATGAAATGAATCGTCGAGAATACGAAGTAAGATTTCAAAGATCTTGTAACTGGGATGAGTTTAGACATGAGGCAAATCATGATGACTTTGGATATGGATTCATGGTCGATGGACACGCAGTACCCTACTTCCATCCAAATCGTTCGTTCCACGATGAAATTATTTGGTTGAATGAAAACGTATTCTATAATCCAGCGTGTAAGTTTGAAGACATGCTTATTAATGCTGCGATCGTTAAATTCTATGGTCCTTCTAATACTATTAGTCTAATTACAGAAGGAACTGGTAATGATTTTATAGTGTATGACAAATTGATCAATGATGAGAAATATGTTTTGCAATGTATGCAGAACTTAGAGAATGCAAAACGTCGAGGTGAAAAGATCTATGGAACTACAGAATTAAGAACATCCCTACAGACAGAATCTAGAAATTACACGCGACAATTGGTTACTCCATACGATGCCCTCTTAAATAAAGAGATCGATCCGACTAGAACCAGCAGAAGCAGTGATATGTTTTATTGGTTCACTCTATTAGGTCCTCAGTTTAAAGATTTCTATTCGCAGAAGCCAACAATGGAGCAATCCTTTAACTTTCTAAGTTCATTTAGAGGAATTGGTAATTATTATGGTTATCACTTTAGTACGAACTTGGCGAGGATGCCAGAAATAGGAACACATCATTTACTACCCCCAGGTACACCTTCAGGAAATCTAAGTGAAGATGATGATTTTGTGGCACCTGGAGTTGGAGCAATGATAACAATCAATTGGTTCTATGAACACTTAGGATTCTCAATTACACCTGAGGTTGGAGCCAATTTAATTAGAGGGATCAGAGACAACCAGGATCAATTCTTTGACTTCACAGGTAAGAACAAAGAGATAATTGACGTCATCAGCGAAATTGGTAAGTTTACAACCTTTGGTTGTGAGATCAGTTGTTGTCAGTTCGGTGTCTTCTTAAGATTGAGAGATAATAAAAAGCTGGCTTCAAAACGTAGCATGGCTCCAATTAGCAAAGAGGAGATTAATCCAGACGGTAGCGTAACTCAACCTACCACATATAAATCATTTTGTTTGTTCGAGTAATAAACAAGGTGCATTTAATCGATATAAATAACATAATAAAATTACACAATGGCAAACATAGATAATGAATGTAAAGATCTGGAAGTAAATGACTTCTATGATCAGTCCACAACCCATTTAGCCGATATAATGGAGCATCAAAAAGAGATGCAAGAAAAAACTTACGGTTTTAATTTCGAAAACATGTCAATTAGAGACATTATGAATTTTTGGCATACAAACACGCATGCTGTTGTTGACGAAATTCATGAGATGACCGATGCGCTAGGAGGTATTAAAGATGGCTCTGGAAATGCAGTATGGAAATATTGGAAGAAAGATTTTAGTAAGTACGAAACAATGAAGATCTCTGATCTTTCAGAGAACGACAAGAAAGAATTGTATATGGAATGGATAGACATTCTGCATTTCTTTATCAATTATGCTTCATCTATTGGATTAGATGCAAAAACAGCATACAATTATTATTTTGCAAAAGCTGCAGAGAATAAAGCTCGCCAAGCGAGAGGTTACTAATTGTTTCATTAATTAAAAATACATATATGTTATTAGACATCGAACAGCGTGAAAAAGAAGTCATTGTATCATATTATAACAAAGAAGGTGAAGTTGCCTTCAAAAGATACCCAGTAAATCAATTTAAAAACTGGTATGTTAGCGATAAAAAGGATGGTCAAACAAGTGATACGGTTGAAAATTGGGATGGTCGTGCCGTTAAATTAGTTCCTTCTAGACAATTCAATAAGTTTTCATTAGTTTACTTTATGGATTCTCTTTCAGAGAAAGACAAAGAAGAGATCTATGAATACAATATGCCTAAAACGTATTTTGTCGATATTGAAACTGAAATTGTAGATGGTTTTCCAAAAGCTGAAGAGGCCAAATCGAGGATCCTTACCTTTTCAATAATCACACCAAACAAAAAAGCAATCGTATTAGGTTTAGAAGATTTGACAGACGTTCAAATCAAAAAGATCGAAAGTGATACGAATGAATATTTTAAAAAGTTCGATCCAGAATGGAGCTTTCAATATATCAAATTCAAAAGTGAATATGATATGGTGTACACATTCTTAATGAAGTTTATGACAAAATTTCCAATGATGACTGGATGGAACTTTATTAATTATGACTGGCAATATATCGTTAATCGTTGTAAACATTTACAGATTAACATTGCAGAAGCATCGAAAACAGGTTCAGTAGATACTGAAGATTCTAGACCACTACACATGGGAATCTTGGACTACATGCAACTTTACGATAAATATGATAAATCAGTTAAGGTTAAAGAATCAAATGCATTAGATTTTGTTGCAGGTCAAGTATTAGGAACCAACAAAATTAAATACAATGGATCTTTACAAGATCTGTATCGAGATAATTTTCAAAAGTATGTTTATTATAACGTAGTCGATTCAGTTTTGGTCTATTACATCGATAAGAAATTAAAATCGATGGAAGTGTTATTAACATTAGCATCGATCACCAAAATGCCTCTATATAAAGCTTCATCCCCCGTAGCAATAACCGAAGCATTAATTGCCAGAAAGTTAACAGAAGAAGGCAAAAGAATTGGTACAGAAAATAAAGAAGACAATAAGAAAGAAACACAATATGCAGGTGCATTTGTTAAAGAACCTATTGTCGGATTCTATGAAGGAGTAAGTGCATTTGACTTTGCATCACTATATCCTTCAATTATGAGACAATTTAACATCTCCCCGGATGCGTTTATCGAAAAGATACCGACATCAAAAATCAATGAAAAAAGACTTGATAAAGACGTCATCGTTTGTGAAAATGGTGTTGTCTACAAGAAAGAAGATTCAATCTTGAAAAAAATATTATCAGATCTTTATTCACAACGAAAACATTACAAAAAGTTGTCTTATGAGTACTATAATAGAGCCGAGACATTGAAAAAGAAAATTTCAAAGCTCGAAAAATAGTTGGATTTAGATGGCGTAAAATATATATTTCATATTGAACGCCGGTCTATTTTCACCCCCAAATGAATTAGACCATTTTTAGTCTTAATAGTCAGGAAAAAAAACAAGAAAAATGGAAATTTCAAAATCTTCGATTTTAACAGAACGAGTAGAATATAAACCCTTTGAATACCCGGTTTACTACAATGAAGGATGGCTTAAACAGATGCAGGCCTTTTGGTTGCACACAGAAATATCGATGCAAGGAGACGTTAAAGATTGGAACGAAAATCTTGATGCATCAGAAAAACATTTAGTCGGAAATATTCTGTTAGGATTTGCACAGACAGAATGCGCAGTTTCAGACTACTGGACCGGAATGGTTACCAAATGGTTTCCAAAACACGAAATTAGACAGATGGCTATGGCTTTCGGATCCCAGGAAACAATACATGCCGTAGCGTACTCGTACTTAAACGAAACTTTAGGATTAGAAGATTTTAAGGCATTTTTAAAAGAACCCACAACAGCCGCAAGATTTGAATTCTTGATGGAAACATCTTCAGATTACACTCACGAAGACCTACGTAAAAGCTCAGAAGCAAGAAAGGAAGTGGCTAGATCATTAGCAATCTTTTCAGCATTTGCAGAGGGCGTCGCATTGTATTCATCATTTGCAGTGTTATATTCATTCCAAATGAGAAACATGCTCAAGGGCATTGGTCAACAAATGAAGTGGTCTGTACGCGATGAATCGTTGCACTCAAAAATGGGATGTCAGTTATTTCGTCATCTATGTGAAGAATATCCTGAATTAAAGGATTCAATTCAAACACAGATCGAAGAGGCTGCGCATCTAATGGTTGAGATGGAAT